CAATAGACTCCATGGCGAAGTTGGTGTGGCGACGGTAGGTCACCTTCCAGAAAGTAATTTGCGGGTTGCCGGTAAGATAGACATCTTGGGCACCGTAAGCGACGAGTTGCATTAATCCACCTCCCATTTTATATATATGCTAAAGAAAAAAAATTTACTAAATTAATATAAAACTATATATAAAATATTTAATAATTACATTGTTAAATATTTTTGTAAAATCATAGGTATTTATTACCATCATACAGTATCTACTAATTTGTTAATATCTATATTCGTCTCAACGAAGCTTTTTAAATAAGTATCTAAATATATCTCTTTCTTACCCTCGTGATTTTTAGTGAATACATATGCCTCCTTTCGTTTTTTAACACTCCAACCAGACTCTACTGCGTTATAAATAAAAGCCATTTTCTGTAATTTAATGGTATCTATTACTATTTCAGGAGAGGCTTGTATACAAATATTCTCCTTTTCCATTAAACACAGATTAGAAAATGTATATTTAATATACACGAAAATATTTTTATTTAAATAAAATTATATATTATATCTAAAAATGGTTGGTTTCAAACACAAAAACACCAAAAAAATTGTAATAAATTCTAAACAAACAACAACCTTAGATGGAAAACATAGTGATATGCTAGATGAATTCAATAATAATAACAAACTTTTGTTCCCATCATTAGAATCTGAAAAAGAAGAGTTGAAAAAAAAAATATGCGAAAATAAAGAAAATCCTAGATTATCAATTGAAGAATTATTAGATATAAAAGAGCGAATTAAAAATATCAGAATTCAAATAAGAGATACAAAAAGGAAAGAAAAGGACTATTTACTATCAAATTCTAGCATTGTGTTTGATTATTTTGAAGATAAAAAGAAAATATCAGAGGGTACAAATGAATTGACAAGCTTGGACAAGTTTTTTAATATAAAAAAAAACAAAACCAAAGTAGCAGAGAATAAAAATAATGTGCAAAAATATTTGGTTAATGTTGATGATGCTTTTCTTAATATAGATTCTTTTATAAACCATACAGATGTCTGTAGATCATGTAATAAAGGTGAATTGATACCTGTTGATCATGAAGGTATCTTAATTTGTAATAATTGCCACGTCACTCTTAAATATCTGGTTGATAATGAAAAATCATCATATAAAGAGCCACCTAAAGAATTATGTTTTTATGCTTACAAAAGAATAAATCATTTCCGTGAAATATTAGCCCAATTTCAGGCAAAAGAAACCACACAAATTCCTGACGAAGTTTTGCTTAATATAAAATTACAGATTAAAAAAGAAAGAATAGGTCTTCATCAAATAACTAATAAAAAGGCCAAAGAAATATTAAAAAAACTTGGATACAATAAATATTATGAACATATCCCGTTTATTAAAGATAAACTGGGTATTAAACCACCAATAATGTCGCCTGAATTAGAGGAAACATTATGTAATTTATTTATGGAAATACAGGCACCATACGCCAGATATTGTCCCGATGATAGGGTAAATTTTTTGAATTATTATTATACAGTTTATAAATTATGCGAATTGCTTAATCAAGTACAATTTTTAGAATTTTTCCCAATGTTAAAAGACAGAGAAAAACGAATAGAACAGGATGAAATATGGAAAAAGATATGTAATGAGTTAGATTGGGAATTCATTCCCACTATTTAATAGATAATATTTATTATTACAGATATTATCACATAATTTAAGTGTTTTTGTTATTTACCTTACACATGGTTATTTACCGGGGGAAACCTACCAGATTGGCACCAATACCGAACCCAGCACCCGAGCGCGCGCTAACAGCAATTGCGGGAACGTATGTGTCTAAAATGCTAAAAGTGGCGGCGGCACATAACGCAATTAGAGCAACCTCATCAAGGTTAAGAGTCCGCTTCTTATCAGGAACTAAGAAAGCAGCAAGTGCAACCATAATTCCCTCTACTAAATACTTTATTGCCCGTTTGATTAACTCACTTATGTTAAGTCCGTTTATTAAACTCATATTATAAATAATAATAAGAAAAAAATATATATTTTCAAAAAGTATATATTTTCAAAAAGTATATATATGCGATAAAAGCTTAAATAATTAATGAATGTATTAATATTATGGATAAACCCGAAGGCGTTACTATGAAATTAAATTTAGATGGGTCCCCGAACTCTAAATATGTTGATTTGCTTGATGAGGATAAGCCAATTGCGGGGCAAAAATTTGCTTGTGTTTCCTTCCTATCTCCGGAAAAGATTATTAAGGAAAAAAATATTTTTTTATTTAACGAGTTCCTAAAGCAATGGGAAATGTCTAAATCTCTTGAGAAATATACACAGTTTTTGAGTTTTCTTGCGTATAAATACGACGCATTAGAATTTGATGAGTTGACTAAAGATATGGAGGATTTTGTAAAAGACCAGCGTGACAAGTTGTTCACAAGCACCCTGGACGATGAGTATAAGACATACATTGATAATAACGAAGAATCGCTGGATAAGGCATTTGACGAAAAGCACAGTTTTAAAACGAGTGTTCGTGGATTGAAAGTCCGAGGTTGCTTTCCATCGCAACAGGAGGCAGAATTGAGATGTAAGATGTTGCGTGAGATTGACCCTAATCACGACGTATATGTTGGGCCGGTTGGTATGTGGATTCCGTTTCACCCAGAAGCATACAAGACTGGACGCGTAGAATATCTTGAAGACGAGCTTAATCAATTGATGAGCGAGAAAGATAAGAATGAAAAGTCTGCAAAGGATGAGTTTGATAAGCGCGTAAAGGAAAGTAAAGAAAAAGCAATTAATGATAATAAAGAAAAGGCACTCGAGAGTGGAAACGTATTAACGCAAACTATCAATGAGCAAGGTAATTTAGTCTCTGTGAATAATGTGAGCAGTATAGAAAATAAATTCAATGAGGAAGTTACAGTAGCAGACATTCGTAAAGAATTGTTCGAAGATGAAAATGTTGTGGTTGATAAGAATACTGATCACGGACTTAGCGAACTCACTATCAACAAGAGCGATACCGATGATGCTGGTGCGGCTAATGCTGGTGCGGCTAATGCTGATACAACCGAAGATAAAACCACAATAAATATTTCAAAATAGATAAAGAGAATATTACACAAAAAATTGATACTTAAATATATTATAAATAATATTTAAGTATAACTATGCCAAAACTAACTTGTGCGCACGTAAACTGTAATAAAAAAATCAAGACGGTAGAGCAAGAGATTGGGAAATGTAGATGTAATCAGGTTTATTGTATGATGCATCGTTTACCTGAATCTCATGATTGTAGTTTTGTGTTTACGATAGATAAAGACGTGTTCATATCAGAAAATAAATGTGTTGAGCCGAAAATGAAATTTACCATTTGTTCTTCCGAACGTTAATTTTAGTAACGCCTTTCTTAGGTGTATTAGGATTATAAACATCTTCTTCATCGTCTGAGCCTAAGTCTTTAGATATTTCCCAAAATTCCTTTGACCCTAATTTGAAGTCCCCTCTAGGTTCTGCTTTATACCAGAATATTTGGTCATGTAATTTATTAGATTTGGAGTTGTTATCTATGACTAAACATTCAAAATTCTCGGTACACTGATCCATTACTTGTGAAAAGCTCTCAAAGGTTGGAAACATACCAGCATAGTTTTCCCAGATACGTTTTCTATTTGATATGTAAGGTTCTCTTAATATAAAGACGTAATCTATATTTGTTCTGAGATTAGGAGGAATACCAAGCGGATATTGCATTGTGATCACAAGCATTATTTTCCAGTGACGACCGTTCATAAAGAGCAACCGCATCATTTTATCTTTTGTCCAACTATTATCAAAAAGACAATCATCTAATATAACAAATGCTCTTGGGTCAATAGACGATTTTTTATAATTTTCAATCTCTTTTTTAACCTGTTTTAAAACTGTCTTTTGTCTTTTTAAAATATTTTCAATAATTGCAGTATTATATTCATCATGTATGAATAATTTTGGGACATGTCCACCATAAAATCCGTTTCCTGCTTCAGTTCCTGATATTACAGTGCCTATAGGAATATCTTGATGATAATAGAGTAAGTCGCGAACCAAATACGATTTTCCCGTATCACGTCTTCCAATAAGAACTACAACCGGACCTTTATTTTCATCTGGTCTGAAACTAATTTGAGACATATCAAATTTTCTTAGTTCTAGAGTCATTTATAGGAATTTAAGAAAAAAAACATTCCTTTTATCCGAATATATGAGTTAAATATTACTATATTTTAATATAGCATTCTAAATAATGGAATTAGCTTATAAAAAATACAATAATGATAATTTATTTAGCAATTTTGAAAACATTGAATTCACAAATCTCTCTAATATTCAGAATTACATTCCAATATATCAGAACTTTTTCACACTTAGCGAAAGTAATTATAATTCTATAAATCTAAACAATAAATATTATATACGAACCATAACTTCAAAGGAATCGGACAATAAATATACCGGCGAAGTCTCAGACATTAGCAATGTAATAACAAACAAACAAATGTTTTTTAAATTTAGCCCCTTATTAGATCCTACAAAATATATTACCGGAAAATATGATGCCTCGCACGTTGATTTAATAAAATTACCTAGTTTTGTTAATAATGAGGCACAGGCAAAGCTTTGTGACCCAAACAATTCTGCATATGTAGATGGTTTTTTTTCATATTTAACTAGTCAATTATTAAATAATAATGAATTCACTCATGGTATTGACTTTTATGGCTCTTTTCTGGGAGTAAAACATAATTTCATATATGATATCAATGATGAAGTAGAATATTTATATGATTCCGACTACTTTCATAAAAATAAATCAATATTATTCAATTTGGAAAACACATTTCATAATGAATTATTAAATAAAAATACGAGAAACTATAAAAGTATTATCAAAATAGGAAACGATATAAGTGATGAGAATATTGTCTTAACTGATTCTGATATATTAACGGATATTAATAGCGTATTTGATATTTCACAAACTAAAGATTTATCTGGGAACAATGAACCCGAATTATGTTATGTGGGAAATATAAAGGAAATTGCCGAGGATGACAGTTCTAGTGTATCATGTT